CTTATATAAAGAACTATTTGCCAAATATAAAGCAGCTAATAAAATCCACGAAGAATAACAAAGGAGTGATTTATATGGAATTTAAAAAATGGTTAGCCGCCGCAGGTATTCGTGCGATTAAAACTATTGCTCAAACCGCTATCGCCACTATTGGTTCTAGCGCTATTATAGCTGATGTAAATTGGGGTATTGTTGCTTCTGCTTCTGCCCTAGCTGGCATTCTCAGTATTCTAACAAGTGTTGCTGGACTACCAGAAGTAAAATTACAAAAACAACTTGAAGAAGTAACTGAAGAAAAAGAATAACTTAAATATTTGCCTTTTCTACTATTTTATGATATAATAAAGTATAAAAGAAAAGGAGAAAATTATGGATAGACGAAGTAAAGAGCGAGTAATTCCATTAGAAATTTATACTGACGGTTCTTGTAAGAAACTTGGAAAAAAGAATTTTGGTGGATGGGCTTACATCGCAGTAGAAGATAGCCAACAAGTCTATTATAAAACTGGCGGAGAACTTGATACGACCAATCAACGAATGGAACTTCAAGCTATCCGCCAGGCCCTCATGTATGCAAAAGAATGCCGTAAGGAAAGTCAAGCTGTAATTATTTATAGCGATTCTGCATACGCCATTAATTGCTATTCTCAACGTTGGTATGAAAACTGGCGACGAAATGGATGGACAAATGCCGCTAAAAAAGAAGTCGCTAATCAAGATTTATGGATTGATATTATTCCATATTTTGAAAATGTATGGTTCTATTTTAAAAAAGTAGAAGGACATAATGGTGTATTCTGGAATGAGAAATGTGATGAACTGGCTCAAAATGAGGCACAAGAATTAAAAATAAATTGGCGAGGATAAGATATGAGAGAAGAATTATATAGTGTAACCCGGGATGAGTATGTAGGCTTTGTCAAGTAGCTTATCCCGCAAAATATGCACACAGAGCATATTGAAAATGACGATGAAACCGCAAGTCTCAAAATTTATGCTAATCGTGATGATACGTTACTTGCTGAACAATATTTAAATTCAGATGGTATTTATGAATATTATGTCTATAATATGCCAGCGAATGAAGATAGATGTGCGGCAAAACCGGTTCAAAAAATTGTTCTTGAAACTAAAGAAGAAGTTCAAGCATTTTTTGATATTTTACAAAAGGTAATAGGTAAAAAAAATGACTGAATTATTCACTAATTTAACAGAATCAGAAAAAGAAATAACAAAACTTGCGGTGAATAGAGCTTTTAATTTCCACGATGTACCAAAAATAATTAAATTCATTGAGGAATATAGAGCAAATTGTACTCCTGCTGTATAGGAGTTTGTAGATTTTTATGTACAGCTTAAATTGGAGGAAATGAAGAATGAAGAAGATAATTCTAATTAGCGGTAAAAGTGGCTCTGGCAAAGATACTTTTGCTAAATTTTTAAAAGATGAATTAGAAAATCGTAATGAACGAGTATTAGTAATTCATTTTGCAGATATGGTTAAAGAATATGCCAAGTTATATTATAAATGGAATGGCGAAAAGGATATTAGCGGCCGCCAGCTACTTCAACAAATGGGTACAAATGAAGTGCGCTCTGTGTTTAAAAACTATTGGGCTGATTTGGTGGCACAGTTCATTAAAGCCACAGAGAATGATTGGGATTATGCTTTAATTCCAGACCTTCGCTTCTTAAATGAATTAAAGAGAGTAAAGAAGTTTAATAAAGGTAAGTGTGTATCTGTCGGTATTCGCCGCTATACAGACGATGGTGAAATATGGGAAAATCCATTACTAACAGAAGAACAACGTAATCATCCATCAGAAGTTGATTTAGATGATTATTGTCTTGACTGGTATGTTGATAATGTAGGAGTTTTTGAAGGTATGAAGACTTCTGCAATTGAGTTTTTAGAAAAAATAGGAGAATAATATGACAGATTTTTTCTCTCTAGGCGTGATGAAATATTGGAGTCCAACTAGTGCTATGTCAACAGAAACCCGGCGCCAGCATTTAGAAGATATGGCGGCCAGCGGCCAGTATATTTGGAGTGAAAAGTTCGATGGCAATTTTAGCCGTGCAGTTATTACTCCAGATAGAAATGCACTACAAACTCGTGGCATCAGTAAAGTAACTGGTACTTATTCTGAATTGCAAGATAAAGTATTTTTCTGGGATGACGTACTTAAAGCTTTTCAAAAGACTACAGTAATTTTAGGAGAATTATATTTGCCTGGTGGCATAGACAAAGATGTAGGCAGTATAGCAAGATGCCTAGTTGATAAGGCACGTGCTCGTCAAAAAGATGTTAAACTTGAATGGCGTATTTTTGATATTCTAGCACTTGATGGTGAAGAGTTTCTTGATAAGCCAATTGAGTATAGAGTACAATTTATTCCAAAGGTTGTTAAACGTATTAATTCTCCATTAGTAAAAGGTATTCCATTTCATCAAATGGATGAAACTTTCTTTGATGAAATTCTAAAAATCTTTGAGCGTAATGGTGAAGGAGCAGTCTGCTATAAAAAAGGCATTCTTTATACTCCCGATAAACGTTCAAGCGCTTGGACAACTTGTAAAGTAAAGCAAGAAATTTCCTCTGATATTGACTGCTTTATCACTGGCGTTGAAAATCCAACAAAGCTTTATACTGGCAAAGAATTAGCTTCTTGGCCCTTTTGGGAAGAAGCTAGAACTGGCAAGCTTGTATATGGTGAATATTTTGGTGAATATCAAACTGGTGGTGCTTACACACCAGTCACTAAAAATTATTATTATAATTATCCGGGCGCAATTTATGTAAGTGTATTTAATCGTAAAGGTGAACCAGTACAGCTTTGTAAAGTAGCTGGTTTAACTGACGAGCTTAAAACAGAACTAAGAGATAATTTTGAAGAATGGTATCTGTGTCCGCTAACTATTGGCGGCATGATGGTTTCTACCGCGAATGCAGCTAAAGATGGTACAGGTATTTCAATTCGGCATCCTTATATTAAACGTATTCGTAAAGACGATATTAATCCAGAGGATTGTACACTAGAAAAAATTATCTCATAAATATTATAAGTAACTGTCTCATTGAGAGATAGAAGGAGGGTAATTATGGACCCAGATTTTGGTTTCCTAATCTCAGACGATACGCCTGGATTAGACCCTGTAATGTATCAGTATTATCATCAAATGAATGATAATAGAACGCTTATTTTAAATACTGATATTGATGAGCGTATTGTAGAAATGATTTATTTACCTATGAGAGATTGGGAGAATGATAGCGATACACGCCCCGTAACACTCATACTTAATTCACAGGGTGGGTGCGTATCAGATGGATTCTTTCTTGCTCACTATATTAGCCAATATAAAAAGCCATTACATATTATTGTTCCTGGATATGCGGCTTCTATGGCGGCTGTAATTTTAGCTGGCGGCGGCAAGAATGAAAATGTAACTCGTTTTTGTTTTCCTAGCACATATGCCCTTATTCATGACGGATATGTAGCTTTAAGCGCCAGTGAAGCTAAGACAGCAAATGATATTATGGCTTTTAACAATAAGGTAGATGAAAGTATCCGACAATTCATTATTGATAATACAAATATTACTGCAGAAGAATATGATGCTCAAGCTAGACACCAATGGTTTTTATCAGCAGATGAAATGAAGAAATATAATCTTGTAGATAAAATTTATGGTGTTGATGCTTAATGAATATTAATTTTTTAGATACTTCTGCAGTACTCAATGGGGCTTATAAAAGATTTCAGAATATATATATTAGTCCTATTGTATTAATGGAACTTGAAAATATAAAAACTTCATAGCAAAAAGATGATAAAACAAAATATCTCGCACGATAGGCTGTGCGAGATATTATTACATCTAGAGATATACATTTTATTACCGCTAATAATCATGCTAGAAAAAAGTTTAGAAAATATCCAATATTATAGGATATTCATGATCACTGGCTAATTGCTGAAGCTGCCGCATTAAAAAATCATTCAAATGATGTATTTTTTATAACTGCCGATGGCGCTTAGTTTTTAATTGCTAAATAGATTAAGGAATTATAGGCAATATATTTAGATGACAAAGAAGAAAGCCGTATTGAATAGATAGAGTATTGCGGCTGGGGTAAATATTATCCTAATAATTCACAGATGGCCCAATTATATCAGTGCCCAACAATGAATACATTAAAATGTCCCACTAATTCATTCGCTGAAATATTTACAGGTGATGAATTAAAAGATGTATTATTCTGGGATGGACATGAATATAAACCTTTAAATTATAAAGATATTAAAAATATATATACTGGTGAAGTAATTAAACCTCGTAATTTAGAGCAAAAAATGGCTATGCACTTACTTCAAGACTAGGATATCAAGGTTAAATTATTAACTTCTGCCTGGGGCAGTGGAAAAACATTATTAGCTCTAAATTATGCACTAGAACAAGTAGCTCGCGGCCGCCAGCCTAAAATTACTTTTATTCGCAATAATATTATAGTTGCAGATACTAAAGATATTGGTTTTGTGCCAGGTGATGTACGGCAAAAAATGAGTTTATGGGGAGGAGTGATTGCCGATCATTTAGGCGGCCAAATGATGCTTGACCAGCTTATTGATGAAGGTGTTATTGAAATATTCCCTATTTCTCATATCAGAGGACGTTCTATAAAAGGTATTATCTTTTGTGATGAATGTGAAAACTTAAATGATAAATTAGTTACATTATTACTTAGCCGCGTAGAAGATGGCGGCGAAATTATATTTTGTGGGGATGTAGCATAGATTGATAACCCTAAATTTGAAAAAAATAATGGCATTAAAGCTATGCTTGATAATTTAGTAGGTGATCCATTATTTGGCACTGTTAAATTACTAAAGTCAGAACGTGGACCAATTCCACAACTCTGTGATAAAATAATTCCTCCAAGATAATTACATGGGGTAAGTCTAATGACTTACCCCACATATTTTTGTTTATAATAATATTTGACATAAATATAAAATTATGATATAATAAAAGAAAAAAGAGGTATTTTTATATGGAACAAAATAAGATTTTTTCACCAATATATGATACTATGATAGAAGAATATTTTAATCGTCATCCAGATGCTGGATTAGCTTGGTGGATGCTTCCAGTTGAGCAACAGCCAGAAGGATTTAAACTAGAAATGTATGATATTTTGTGGGATTTGACACATAAGGAGAATAAGAATGAGTTACTTTGATATATTTGAACGATTATATCACAATCCAGAAACAGCCTGCGGAAAATATGAATAGGGAATCGTCGAAGGAATGACTTATATGGCTGATAAATTAATTTGGGGTGAATAGTATTATATAGATGCTTTTGAAGCCGCTGGTGGTAAAATAACTAAAGAGAATTGGATTACTAGAGCATCTGATATGTATACAATTATTAATGACATTATTCAAAATTTTTGTAGTAAAAATTTAAACGTTAAAAAATTATGGAATAATGATGCCTGGCATTATTATGAACAAAATAAATTTGGAGGAAAATAAATGAATAAAGAACCGCTTGGATACTTAGGCGGCGACATTATGACTTTTGGTTCTAATTTAGCGCGCCAGTATGAGTATGATAAATTTAAAGAAGCGGGTATTCCCGGTTCTGTATATAGTCCCGTAATGAACAAGTCTATTAATGACAAATCTAATATGACAGAAGAAGAAAATAATCATCTAGCAGAAAAAATTTGTGAAGCCGATATTGAGCGACTTTGGAATAGCGATTATACCGTGCTCTGTCCAGAACAAAGTGCCATTGGTACTATGTGCGAAATGGGTGTTTTGTATGGATGGAAGTATATGGCAACCAAATTAATGGAGATTTGGGATAAAGCTTTTAGAGAAGAATTTGTAGATAAAAATAATAAAATAATTCCTATGGATTATGAAGTATTAGCACATAAATTATATGATAAAATTACAGAAATCTATCATAAAAAGAACTATGCTCATTACTTCGACATTCGCACAAATCATCTTAATGAGAAAGATTGGCGGCGAAGTTTCTCAATTAATCAGATGTTATATGGAATGTGTTTATATGCAACAGAAGATCATGAACTACACAATTCATTTGATGAAATTATTCCTCTTCTAAAAGAACAATATGGAAGTGAGGCGAATGAATCATCCGGTTCTAATTAATCACAACACTCATATATTAATTGCTACAAAAATAGAACCAATATTAGATCAATATAATAAACCATCGCCATATCATATCCGTCAATTAACATGGAGATATTGGACAAAAGATTAGACTCAGCATTACGATAAAATTGAAATTCAAATTCTTTCAGAGAGAAAAGAATATTTCACTTTCGCCCGTAATTGTCCAGATACCCCTCCATTATTATATGTAAAACAGTATAATGAGGAATTTATTATTTCATCTGGTGATTATCAATGTATATCAATTTATAATTTAACACGAAATGAATTTAAAGAATATGTATATCCACGAGATGAAGAATTAATTCATTATAGAGGATTTTGTCCAAAAGAATATGAATGGCGTGACTTTGATAATACTTTAACAATCATTGGACAAGTGCCATATGGCCCAATGGAAATAATGTTAATACATAATATAGATTTAAATAATATAACATTTCAAGAAGTTGATTGGGATGATTATTATGAAGATAAAGGAGAATAAATAATATGCTTTATAATATTAATGATAGACTTCCATTTAAGCGGCTAATTGTTGCCGCATTCCAGCAGGTTATTGCTTGTTTCGTTGCTACTGTTCTTATCCCTTCAATTTGCGGCGTTCCTATTGCCCCGGCAATGGTGGGCGCAGCAATTGGTACTTTGATTTATCAGCTATGTACTCGCGGTCAAAGCCCTATGTTTATCAGTTCTTCAGGTGGATTTGTTGCCGCAGTAATTGGCGCCTTGACACTTGGAACAGCACCTAACTTTACAGCGGTTCTAATCGGTGGCGTTATTGTATGCCTTATCTACTGTATCGTTGGTCTAGTAATTAACAAGTGTGGAACAGCTTGGATTAATAAGCTTCTGCCGCCATATGTTATTGGTCCAGTTGTTATGGTAATTGGTCTAAACCTAGCCACTTTCCTACCAACCTATTTCCAAGTAAATGGTGAATATAGTCTAATTGGATTTGGGCTTGGTATGCTAACTCTAGTTATCACCGCGTTAATTTCTCACTATGGAAAAGGATTTATTAAAAATCTACCATTCCTATTTTCAATTTTCATTGTATATGGACTATCGGTAATTCTTACACTCTGCGGTATTCCAATTGTTAATTTTGAGCCTTTCCATAATCTCCAGATTTTCCAGATGCCAGACTTCGCATTCTTCCATCTTGATTTTGCCAACTTTGATTGGGGCCTAATGCCGCAGATTCTACTACTATTTGCACCACTATCTCTTGTATGCCTATGTGAGCATATTTCAGATCATAAGGCTCTAAGTGCAGTTATTGGTACTGATCTAACTCAAAATCCAGGCGTAGGTCATACTCTAATTGGTGATGGTATTGCTACTGCTTTCGGCACTCTAATTGGCTCTATTCCTAATACTTCTTATGGCGAAAGTGTAGGCACAACTGGCTTCAGTAAAATTTGCTCTAAGTATGTAATTACACTAGCGGCAATTATTATGGGTGTAGCAGCTTTCTTCGGTCCGCTACAGGCTTTGCTTGTATCATTACCTTCAGCTATTTTTGGCGGCTGTGCGGCTATTCTTTATGGATACATCACTCTTTCTGGTGTGAGAACTATTAAAGATAATAATCTTGACCTTAACGATAATAAAGTAGTAACTATTATCGCTTCTATTCTAACTATCGGTGTCTCTGGCGTTGTATGTAATTTTGGCATCATTAGCATTGGCACTACCGCCCTCGCTATGTTCGTAGGTATTATTCTAAATCTAATTTTAAAGAATAAAAAGGAGATTAATCTATGAGATTTTTAGACAAGCATTTTCATATCACTGAACGTGGTTCTACATTTGGCCGCGAGGTTATTGGCGGCCTAGTAACCTTTATGGCAATGGCCTATATTATCTTTGTTAATCCATCCATTCTAGGCGTAACCGGAATGGATTATACTGCTCTAACTCTAGCTACTTGTATTAGTGCGGCAGTAGGTACATTGCTAACTGCCTTTATGGCTAATGTACCATTCGCACAGGCTCCTGGCCTTGGTATTAATGCTTTATTCACTTATACTCTATGTATGAAGATTGGCTATACATGGCAGCAGTGTCTAGCTATTACATTTATCAGCGGCTGCGTTTTCCTTCTTATTACTCTTTCACCACTTCGTCATAAGATTATTGAAGCTATTCCAGCCCAGTTAAAGCGTGCTATTAGTGTAGGCATTGGTCTCTTTATTGCCTTAATTGGCCTTATCAATGCTGGCATTGTTACCGCAAACAACAATCTACTTGACCTTGGTTCAATTACATCGGGAGCACCATTACTTGCTCTAATTGGTCTAGTTATTACTGCTATCCTACTTGTATTCAAGGTTCGTGGCGCAATTCTATACTCCATCATTGCCACTACCCTAATTGGTATTCCTCTTGGTGTAACTAATACAGCTGTATCTTTAAATTTTGAAAATCTCTCACTTGCACCAACATTCTTCCAGCTTTCATTTACTGGACTAACCGCCCTCGGTATTTTCCCGCTAATTACATCTATTTTAACCCTATGTATGTGTGATTGCTTTGATACTGTTGGCACTCTTACTGGATGTGCGGCCGGCTGTGATATGCTTGACGAAGATGGCAACATGAAGAGCAAGGATATGTCTCGCGCTCTTACTGCCGATGCTCTGGCTACCGTTGGTGGGTCACTACTTGGTACAAGTACCGTTACTACATTCGTTGAAAGTTCTACTGGCGTTGCCGCTGGTGCTCGTACCGGTCTTGCTTCTGTGGTAACTGGATTACTATTTGCACTAGCTTGTTTATTTGCTCCTATTGCTGGTATCGTTCCATCCGCAGCAACTGCTCCTGCTCTAATTATTGTTGGTATCTTTATGATGAAGAATGTCAAGTATATTGATTGGAGTGATATGGAAATTGCTATTCCAGCATTTTTAACAATTGCAATGATGCCATTCTCTTATTCAATTAGTGATGGTATTGGATTTGGACTAATTTCTTATGTTCTCTTAAAAACTGTTCGCGGCAAGTTCAAGGAAATTCCAATTCTAATGTATTTCTTAGCGGCATTATTTGTAGTAATGTATATTGTAGCTTAAAATTGAGGAGTTGAAATTTCAACTCCTCTTATTTGACTTTTTTCAAATTTTAAGTATAATATATATAGAAAGAAAAGAAAGGGGTCTTTAGATGCAGAAAGAAAAAATGCTTCCTGGTACTGTACAGAATGCTTGGGATCCAAGAGTAGATGGAAAACATGGATATGGTTCATGGCCTCCTAATGAGTATGATCTAATACGTTTCTTTCCAGATAATTCTAACCCAGTATATCAAATCAATCTAAATGGCAACTGTTTTATTCCAGATGAGCGAAAGGAGAATTAAAATTATGGGACTTGATATTTACATCATCATGGCTAAAAATCGACAGCAGGTTCAGGACGAAAACTTTTGGAATGAGTGCCATACTGGTTGGGTAAAGGATGAAGACGGTTATATTGATTTTACTGTGCCAAGTGAAGTGTACTACGCACGTAAATTCTGGAGTCTTTATACCCCAATGTGTCGGCGGTTTAACCTTGAAAATGGTGATTGGAGTGCCCCGCTAACTAAGGATGATATTGAAGAAATGATTTATATTGCCACTCACGAAAAGGATTATTTCTACTCTTTTGATACTGTTGCAGATTTGTGCGAAATTTTGTATAACTATGATCGAGCAACCGAAGCAGGAATGGTATTCTTGTTTGGCGGAGATTATTAAAATTTAAAGCTAATTAAATTACCTATCTGTTGAAGATAGGTAATTTCTTTATACAGGAGATGTGTGATTGAATGACACAAACATATAACAATATAAAAGAAATATGTGATAATTTTATTAATTGGATGCGAATTAAAGGATATACGCAGCAAGAAGTCGCGGAGATATTAAATATTTCTCGTTCGCATCTTAATAAAGTTATTAACGGAAAAACCAATCCATCTATTTATTTATTGGAAAAAATAGAAAAACTAATGGAGGAATAATTATGGCACTTTATGCTGTATTTAATATGAAAGTAGCAAATGAATTAGAAAAGCAAGGATTTAAAGTTGTAAAAATGGATAAAAATCATAAAGACCCACGATATATGGTATATTACTTTGAAGATAGTGTAGAATTTAGAGAAGCATTACATCCGCTAATTACAAAAAAGAAATAATCTAAACATATAAACAAATAAACGAGGTGTATAATATGAATTATGCCAATCAATTAAAATTGGTTTTAACCAATTTAGAACAAATACTTCATAAGGCGGGAAGTAAAAATAGATTTATTCAGCCTATTGATTTTAAATATGAAGCCGCAGCAATGCGTAATCTTAATGGTAATACTTTTAAAGTATGGAGATATTTGCTTCGTTGGTATGGTAAACCCGCTCAGTTCTATTATTCTCCTGCGGCAATTCGTAAAGAATTAGGCTTAGGAGAAAATGGTGCTACTTCCGCACGAAAAGAATTAGAGTCAAAAGGATATATTCAGCAAGTAGAAGGTAAGCCTAATGTGTATACCTTTACTCCCGTTCTTCCTATTGATTATGAGACATTAAAAAATAAGAATGATTGGGACGAAGGTGAAGATGAATGATGCCACGAAAAAAGTGGTATTGATAGACACGAAAATCGTGGTAGCATGCCACGAAAATCGTGCCATTCATATAGACAAAAATCGTGGATATGCCACGAAAATCGTGAGATACTCCACGAAAATCGTGTGAGTAATATAAATATAATATAAATATAAATAATAATATAAAATATAAATATCAAATAAAAATATGGTTGGCGGCCCGCCAACATAGATAAAAACTTGACAATATAATAGAATTATGATATAATAAAAGAAAAAGGAGTCTATGTATGTTAGAAGGAATTACGATACTTGAAACTTAGCCTATAACAGAGACGAGTATTTGGGGTTTAATTATTGTTTTATTTGCTATAATATGTGTTGTTATAGGAATTACTATTGCAAATGATTATACTATAGGCTGCTATATATTAATTATTGGATGTATAACATTTATAGTTGCAATTGTTGGAATGTTTACATTTTTAGATATACCAACTGGCCGTAATAAATACACAGTTCAATTTGATAAATCATATACAGCAACTGAATTATATGATGCTGGTTATCAAATTGAAGAACACTTACCATATAGTGAAGTTTATATTATAAAGGAGATTGAAACAAAATGATTAAAATTATTGGCGCCCGCAATACAGGCAAAACAAAACTACTACTTGAAGCCGCAAATAAAGTTCAAGGAACTGTCCTTGCGGAGAATAAAGAAGCACTTAAAGTGAAGGCAAATGCTTATGGCTTCTATGATGTTAATATTATTGATTATCAAGACCTAATTGATGGCAATTATTATTTTGGGCAGCCATTTTATATTCAAAAAGCTGAATTGTTTCTTGAAACTTTTGCCAAAAGACAAGGCTTAGATTTACAAGGTATAACATTTACGGAGGATTAATATGATTATTCCTACTCAATATACGCCTCAAACATTCGCACAACAAGTTCAGGAAATTATGGAGCATTATCAGGCTCGTGCGGAACAAGCTGAAAAATTCGCGGCTAAAACGCGAGCAGAAATTGATGCCGCCGCAGAACAAAAAAATCAGGAAGAAATTAAACGATTAAAGAATAATTTTTCACTAGTTTATGGCATGTTTGATTTTCCACAAGAAAAAGAACGATGGCTAGCATTTTGCAAGAAACATGAAAAATGTCGCTTATTAGCAAACGTAGACGGCGGAAAAATGCCATATATAATTCCTTATGGTACAGGCATTGGTTGTTGTTATACTGCTGTATGTCAAGCTTGCGGCGAAAAAGAAAATATTACATATAGTGAAGGATGGTAATTTATGGAGAAATATGATTATTATACTGCTATGTATGATGATATTGCTGATTATGTAAAAGATAATAATATTGATTTGTCTGAATATGGTGATGATATTGAGGATATTACAGAAAAATTAGAAGAAGAATTATGGGGTGAAGATTCTATAACCGGCAATGGCGGTTTTGGTTATGATACTAATTCCAATTGTGAAGAATATTTATGCCATAATTTAGATATGTTATTTGAAGCAATTTATGAATTTGATTTTGATACTAATTATCATCATTTAGACAAAAAAAATTTACCTAAAACATTAGATAGCTTAATCCGCTGCTATCTACTAAATAGCGTATTATATACTTATGTAAAAGATAATTGGAGGAATGAGGAATGAATAGATATCCATATATAAAAATTAATTATACACTCGAAACAGATGTAGAAGCAATTGAGAAAGATGTCGATGAACTAAACAATATTTTAGAACGCTTCTCTGTTGCTATGAATCAAGAAATTATTCTTATTATTGGCAATGAAGTTTATAGAATTGATGAAAGTGATAAGTCAAGTAATTAAAACTTGACTTTTTTCTATTTTATGATATAATATAATTATAAGGAAAAGGAGGCTGATAAAGTGGCTTATGATGCAAATTCGATTCAAGTAAGAGATTTTCGTGCTGCTGCAC